TCTCTCGCTGTTTTCTTTTTTCCCCGGTTAAACCGGCTAAGTATTTAAGTGGAACGCCACTCTTGGTCTTTCGGACCTTAGAAAATTTTCTCTTTGTGGTTTTCTGTGCCAACAGTTCACTCCGTTAGTTTTTTTTTATACTCTTTTCTTGCTGCGTTTAATATTGTTTTGTTTTGTACAATCAAACACGGCACTGGGGTTGAGTATTTACCCTCATATGGATATGAATAAAAAAATTCTAGATCTTGATAAACACTCTCCAAATAATCTACAAGGTTTTTTAATAAACCTAGTGATACTTTATTATCACCTATAAAAAGCAATGCATCAAATTTATATGCATAGTTAATCCACGTGGGCTCGTTAAGTAAATTAAAAAAAGGAACAAGTTTTACCCTGCTCCTTTCAAAGGACTCAATGCTATGCGGACATACTGTCTTTATAGAATTGAAGTAGTCAGTCCAATCAACCTCTTGATTTTTTCTTTCCACCTTTCTTTTTCTTTTTTCCTTTTCCTCTCATTCCCGGCATTTAGATCACCTCGCTTTTTTAAATATAGTTATCACTCTATGCTTAACCATGTCCTTCATTGAGTTCTCGGGCAGCTCTTCCCAAGCCTTCTGTCTTTCCTCCCGGGATGGCAGGTTAGCAATAGTCTCGGGCAAGGACATCTGCATAGACAAAAGATAACATAACTGTTGAAAACCTAAAGTAAGGTCAGACATATAGTTAATTCTTTCGTTATGTGTTTTAAGTTTGCCAATTGCATTAGCGTATCCAGCAACATCAATGTGCCCCATATCATTTCTATGTTTCATAACTCTTAATAAGTCTTGCTGTATACCACTGAGATTTTTTAAGGTCCTCTTCTAGGTTTTTGTTTTCGTATCTCCAAACATATTTTAATATGTTTCCTTTACAGTATCCCCTAAAGGCTTCTTTTGTCATACTGGCTTCGATTGCATCGATGCACTCTATGTCTCCGGTGCGATAATGATTCGGGTTTATATTATCTTTTTCGTCTTCTCTCATAAATAAATACATTGTTAAAGTGGGTGGTTGTCATCGTCGGTGACAATTAAATAAATTACTGTTAGACCTACTAGCACAATCATGAAATCTAAAATTATTTCAATCATTAATGTTCTCCTTGGTTTTTTTTAAATAAACCTCAACAAAACTTTCACAACTGGGACAGCTTAAATTTGTAACCATAGAATAGTTCTCATTCTCTTCATCAATATCATGGTCTCCGCCCCAAATTAATTTAGTATTACAGTGCCAACATTTCATAAACGCTCCTTGGTTTTGGTTAATAAACTTTGTTGTGTCCCATATCTTTTTTCAAACTCATGAAGGTATGGGTGGCGGGAGACGTACATATCATTGTTTACTCCCTCCCTGTGATGTCTAAAACATAAAGGTATTGTGTTTAAGTGTGCTCCGGGTTTTGTTTTGCCATCAATGTGGTGCACCTCGGCTGGGCTGTAAGTATCAAATTGGTCCCAGCAAACTATGCATCCTAAGTTTGCAATTGCATCCATCCAGTCTCTCTCCTCTTTGTTTGGTGCCTTACCTTTAAGCACCATACCTAGATCTCTCCATTCTTAGGTTAGCCATCTTGGTACGCCATTCCTCAAACTGCATGTCAACCGCAGCCTTCTCTGTCTGCAATGCATCAAGACTAGCCTTGGCTGTTGCCACTCCCATAGATGCTGTGTAGTAATCCTCTGATGCTTCGGCTTTAGATTTTTGTGCGTTGTAACTTCTTTCCCCGTCGTCCTTGGCTATGCATAACTGAATCCAAAAAACTTTTTTAAGATTAGCTTCTGCTTTGAGTACGTTGATTCTTGTTTCTTGAATCTTAGGAATGATATCCCTAAGCATTTGATGAAAGTTTTCTTCTTGATTCATATTTGCTCGTATAGGTCTTTAACTTTATTGCTGCCCCCAAATATCTCATCTAGCGTAGAAGAGAACTTTGAGATCTCGCCTTGGAATGATAAACCAAAGGTGCCAATATCTCCTAGTCTATTTTTCCTAAATATAATTTCTGATGATGTATCACTGGGGTTGTCCGTGTAGTAACCATCCCGATAAAGCATGGCTACCATGTCTGCGTCTTGCTCAATAGAGCCCGAGTCTCTTAGATCCGAAAGGACCGGACGTTTATCGGTTCTACCCTCAACACCACGGTTTAATTGAGACAAAGCAATTATTGGGCACGAAACTTGTTTCGCCAGCCCCTTCAGAAGATTGGAAATGTATGTCATAGATGCGGCTCTTGAGTCGCTATTGGTTGGAGCCTTAGAAGATGTCATAAGAAGTTGCAAATAATCTACCACTATAAGATCTATTTTTTTAGATACAGCCAGCGAGTTGGTTTTGTTAATCAATGTTTCAATGGTTACTGGTGCGTTGTCAAAAAGATAAAGGCTGGTTTCGTTAATCATCTGCATCGCATCAACAAACTTTTTAGTTTGATTTTGATCCATGTTATTTTTTAAAACATTATCCATAGGAACCTCTGAGATTGAGCTTATTATTTTTTTAAGCAGCTGCTCGTTAGTCATCTCTAAACTAAAGACAAGCACGTTCTTGCCAGCCAGTGCGTTGTTGGTTGCAACATTCATTGCGAAAGTGGTTTTACCCATTGCAGGTCTTCCAGCTACAACAATGAGATCCCCGGGTTTAAATCCATGGATCTTGTCATCTACGTTGGTGAACCCTGTCTTGATTGTTGTTTTACTTTCCCCCGATTGAGACAGCTCATCCATGATATTGACAGATATATCTTTGGCTAACTTGGGGATACCAAAGTTTTTTGTAATCTTGTTTTCCATAAGCTTGGCATTCACTCGATCTATCTTCTCTTCAATGCTTCCGTCTTCATGCACAATCTTTGGTATCTCGTCTCCAAGATTGTTTAATTTTCTATGTGCTGATTTAACCAACAATAGAGTAAGCCAGTGGCTAAAAGAAGCTGATGATATAAAACCAAGAACCTCTTCTTTAATTTCTTGTGCCTGCATTTCATTGTCCATGGCAGAAGATATGCTTACATAATCATTTACATTGTTTGTAAACATAATGCTAAAAGCTTTGTTAAATGCTGGGTGGACAAAGTCATCGGGTGCTATACCTTTTTCTTGTGCTGTTTCAAAGCACCACCTTTCCATAATCATGGCAGCTATGATGTTGCCTTCTAGTTCTTTATCAAAAATTTTCTTATCCATGTTTCCTCTCTATGATTGAATTAAATTGTGTTGGTGATAACAAGGTCCTGCAATCGGGCTTGTTTTTTAGAAGACCGTCTAGCCTATTTCTGTAATACTTCGAGCTGTTTGCTATTTCAAAATAAGATTCCCAAAATTCTTCTGTTGTTAGATCTAATTTTTTCCCCGTCTTGGGCGAGACTAATCCTTTCCTTGCTAATTGCTTTAATTCATTCCACCTGTTTCTAATAAGATATGAGTTAGCAGAATGTGTAAAATATTTTTTATCGCACTTAGATTTATATATCTCATAAATTTTCTCGTAATCTAATATATATACTTGTTTAGTTTTATCTTTAGTATTGTGTACTTTTGGAGTACCCCCCTGTACTTCTGAAGTACCCCCTTGATTAACATGTAGTTTATAAAGATTTGAGAAGTTATCCCGGTTCTCCCAATCAATGTAGCCTTGGTCCCTGAGAATATTTAAATTTGATATGACAGCATTTCTACTAAGGCAACTTATTTTCATAATTCTGCCGTGTGATGGATATGATTGACCAAACTCATCTGAGTAATTTGCAAGTATGAATAAAATTAATTTTTGTGTTGGTGTGATCCCTTCTAAACTGACAACCGATGTGATGTGTTGTAATGACATATAACCTCCTTTGACGAGTAGAATAATTCTGTTGTATTCTTTTGTCAATTAATTTACAATGTATCTTAAGAAACGGAGGTATCAATGTCAGAAAATAGTAAAATATTTAATGCTCTTGCAAACATACAAGAGTACTTATTAGAAAACCCAATCGAGAAATCTAAATACAATAGCTTCTCAAAATATAACTATAGAGGTATAGACGATGTCTATGCGTCGCTCGCTAAACCCTTGGCGATGAACAAGGTAACCACAAACTTTTTGCCCGATCTAAAAGTAAGAACAAGACTATCTGAAGATGGTAAAACGTCATACTCTTTATTGAAAGGAACTTTAAGATTTTTATCTTTAGAAGATGGGTCCTTTGTTGACACAGCATATGTTGGACAAAGTAAATCAACCCAAGGTAGAGATCTAGAAGCCGCAAAATCTTTTGCATATCGTGATGCACTAATTCAATTCTTCTGCGTACCATTCGAGCAAACAGTAGAACCGGAAATGGTTGGCGACGAAGGTGAGCCGGAAGAGGAAAAAATATTTGACATGTTTGTAAGCGAAATGTCAGCGAGCAAAGACAAATCACAACAAGAAAAAATATTTAAGAACTACGACAAGGTGGCAACACTTGCTGGTGATAAAGAGGCAAGAGAAAAAATTAACCTACATTACACAAAAATGGCGGGTGCTAAATGACAGAGTCAGCAAAAGTAGTTCAAGGAACAAAAGAATGGTTTGCCTTGAGGATGGGAAAAATTACTGGCACAAGAATACAACGTGCTGTTAAGGAAGATATATGGGCTAAGGGAGATCAATGGGATGACTTGGCTATTGATATGTTCAGAGAAGAGCACAACCTACCACAACGCCCCTTTGATTCCCGAGCATTGTTTGCTATTACAAGGGGAAAAGAAAATGAGCCTAAAGCAATCAAGACACTATCAGATCTTGGTTACGTTATACAAGACTCACCGTTTGTAAAACACCCCGACTATGATTGGCTTGGAATGAGCCCGGACGGAATCCTTTTGAAGGGTAGAAAAGGCGGACCAGCTGCTGTTGAAATTAAATGTCCACAAACAAAACCTGTTAAGGATGTTAAAAAACAAAAAAGAAATTATTGGCATCAGATGCAGCTTGGCATGGAGTGCATGGATATAGATGAAATGCTTTTCTTTCAGTGGTATGAAACCGGGGATCATGTTTCCGAGTGGGTTGATAGAGATCCCGACTGGGCAAAAATATATTTACCAAAAGCAAAAGACTTTATTGACTGGTATAGCACCGCCAAAAAAGATCCCGAGAATATTGCACGTTGGTCTGTTGAATATAAAGAACCCGGTGTTCCTTATAAAGATGTAGACGATAACGAGGACACTAAAAAATTAGTAAGCGTTATGTTAGAAATTAAAATATTACAACAAAAAATTAAAGAGCTTGATGCTGATAAAAAAGAAATATCAGCAAGGTTGATTAGTGATAACAACGGAGCTTTTAGAACCCCATCTGTGAAGTGTCATTTAACTCAAGCTACCGGGAGGATTGATTATAAAAGATTAATCGAAGACAAGGATATTCCGGTGCATGAGGTCGAAGGGTATAGATCAGAGGGCGATACTAGAATTTACACAAGAATTGTGGAGGACAAAAATGGATGATTTAAATCCAAAAAAATCAGTGAGTTCGAGAGTTAATCATGACGTTCATGATTATCTTGAAAGGGTTAGTAATCAAGAAGGACATAGATTCTATGACAGAGGCATGTCTTACAAGGTTGCTAAAATTTTAGAAGATTGGTACCAAAAGGAGGTAGAAGCCAATGGAATATGATGATAATAACAAGGGAGCTCTTTGGAAAACAGAGGACTCTTCTAAGAAATATATCTTAAACGGCAAGGTAAAAGTTGACGGTAAAGAGATGCTTGTATTTGCATACAAAAATGAAACTGAAAATGACAGAGCACCAGCTATCAATTTAAGTTTTGTTGAGCCAAACAATGCGGGGGTTAGACCAGCACCAGCACCAGCGGCACAAGTAAAAGCAGAAGATCTTCCTTTCTAATGAGTGATTCAACTGACAATAATAAAATTGTTGTTTTTGTTGACGGCGAACAGAGAGAGTACGATAGCGGTGCTTTCTCTGAAGCAGCCGAAAACAAGGTCCGAGATCTTCAGATATCAAACACTTTGATTAATACACGCTCGAGTGAGCTTGCTTTAATGCAGATGGGTTTGAGGGTTTTGCAAAGCGAGCTTACACCATTGCTCCCCAGCGATGGCTTTAAGGTTGTACAAAGCAAAACAGATGAAGTAGAATCAAATACAAGCGAGACAAAAAAAGATTCGTAAATATTTGAAATGACTCTAATAGAAACAAAGAGCCTTTCATCTAATGAGAGGCTCGCTTCACTCCAAGGGGAGGCTAGATTAGACGGCAGCCCTTGTAGGGGAGTGTGCTCTACGACATACGGCGACCTTCACTGTCATACTTGTGGCAGAACTCAAACCGAAATAACCGACTGGAACACTTTGTCTTCTCATCAAAAGAAACTTATTAACATAAAAAATGCTGCTGCTGGATTTAAAATTCGACAGCTAGAATCGCAAGACGAGCGTTGGGCGGAGTATCAAAAATTGAAAACTATAGACAACCTTACAATCAGAGACGCTATAAAAAGAGTACTCTCTGTGGCTACCAGCCAAGGCGAAATGTTTGATCAAGACCATAAGTGTATTGCTATACTTACAAAGATCATTACTTCAGATCATAAATTTAATGACATCTCATTACAGTCAATTCTTTCAGAAGATGACTATGAAACAATCAAATCTAAGTTCGAGTAAAGCTTTTCAAAGAGACTTACAAGTTGGACAACAACTTGAAGTCAAAGTTCTTAAATCTATTCAAAAAAAATATCCGTCAGCTGTTTTAATTCCCGGGAAGTTTAAACCCTATGACATATTTATTCCCGAGACCGGAGATAAGGTTGAGGTCAAGGCAGATTATAAAAGCTTAGAAACAAACAACATATTGATTGAATTAAAAATGTTTAATAAACCATCTGCATTGTTATCTACCGAGGCTGATTACTGGGTATTTTATACTGGCAAAGAAATTATGTGGACCACGCCAATATTAATTATGGAATGCATTATGATTAATAATATTCAATCAATAGACATTCTTGGCGAGGGTGATGCTGAACTAAAAAGAGCATGCTTGGTTCCAATAAATTTATTTAGAGAGTATTTATTAAAAGATTGACTTAGTATACAAAGTCTTTATAATCTTAACTTAAACATTAAAAGGGAGTTTATATGTTAAAAATAGAAAAAGGTATACCGATGCCAGATCAATGGCAGGAAAATCACGGCAAATCCAAAGAAGACGATATAAGAAAAACAATCTTTGCAATGGAAGTAAAAGATTGTGTTTCATTTGTTGATTACAGGGAAGCAACACGCTTTAGATCTAGGGCTCAAAGTATTAAAAAATCATTAAGAGGTTTTGATAAAGAGTTTGCTTTAAGAACACAAATAGATGAAAACGGAAATACGTTTTGGAGAGTTTGGAGGTCAGCGTAATATGAAATTTTATATAGCAAAGTGTTATGAACACGAAATTGTTTATGTTTACACCAACAAGAAAGCCATGATGAAAGATTGCAATAAATATGGTTTTGTTGTTGAAGAGCCCATTCAGTTTAAACAAACACAAACAGCAAGTGTGCTTGAAGCAATGCAAGAATTATCATCACACTGTGGCAATACCATTGATTATAAGATAGGAAAATAAATGGCTAAATCAAAAACAGTACAATCAATTACCCCAGTTAAGAAAAAAACTTCTATAGGTAATTCAAGACTTAGTTATGGTTCGGGTATGAACAAAAAGAAAAAAGCTAACTTTAAAAAATATAGGGGGCAAGGTAAATGAAAGATTTTAATGAAGCCGTACAAAGATATTATGAAGTTAAGAATCCCGGAAAGAATGATCCTACTTACATAAAATATTTTACTAAGTGTTTTGGTAAAAAGAATATTAATAAGTTATCTAAAGAAGATCTAGCCAACGCTAGGGCGGGGATAAAAAAATCTCCCGGCACTGTTAATAGATACATAAACTTTTTAAGAGCAGTTCTTAATTACTGCTACGAAGATTTAGGCTGGTTGGACACAAAGCCAACTCTTAAAAGAGTAAAGGAGTCATCCAAGAGGGTGAAGTTCTTTACGCTTGAAGAGTGTGCTAGGTTGCATGAGGCTTTGCCTGAGCACCTCAAACCTGTGTTTGTTTTCTCCCTTATGACTGGTGTCAGGATGTCCAACTGCCTAAACCTGAAGTGGGAAGATATACAGGATGGATGGGTATCCATTCATGCAGACGAGACCAAGAACGGGAGATCTCTTGCGGTGCCTTTAAACAAAGATGCACAGGAGTTGTTGAACAAGATAAAACAAATTGGTCCTTACGTCTTCACATACGCTGGTAGGAAGCTTACAAGAACGTCAAACACTGGATGGTATAAGGCACTTAAAAAGTGTGGCTTAGAGGGCTTCAGGTGGCACGACATTAGACATACATGGGCTACTCATCATGTGCAGAATGGTACTCCCTTACATACTCTGCAACATCTTGGTGGGTGGTCCGACTTTAATATTGTTAATAGGTATGCTCACTTGTCTAAAGATTATCTTAATGAGGCTTGTGAGAATACTATATCTTTGATATCTTGAGGTTTGATACCTTCTTGCGGGGCTGCCAGTTAATCATATAACCCCCCTTTTTACTGTATGTTTGGCGGCTTCGCTTTTTACTTTTTATCTTTTGCTATTGCTGCGTTGTAAGACTTAATAAAAACTTTCATTTCTGAGAGTATCTCATCTTCAATTCTTTCTTGCTCTTTGTAATAAAATCTTGCATTAGATTTTTTATATTCCTCATTGTTTATCATTTCTTTGCGTAAATTTTTAATAGTTTTTAAACTGCTTTCTTTTTCAGAAACAACTTCTGCACGGTCACCTCTCGCCGACAACGGAATAGTGTCAGACAGATCAAGAAGATTGGGTCTAGCATTATAAATTTTATTTAAATCTTTTATTGATACATTTGTATCTTGTTCATTTCTTAAATAGTTTTGAGAGTAAGATTCAACATCAACCACCGCATCATAAAATAATCTGCTTGTTACATGATCTTCTGGGACAGCTAACAACCTTCTAACAAAAGGTATTTGATTAAGCTCTCTTGTTCTTACAGCACCTTGACCCTCACCAAAGCCTCTTTCTGCTATTTCTTTAGCACCATCTACAACCAACTGACTTGTTCTCCCAACGGTCCTGCCAATACCACCCGTACCATATGCAACCAAGTAACCTATGGTTTGTGGTGATAGATCTACCTGACCGGCATAATAATCATTGCCCCCGGTAACGTCATTCATGAAACTTGTTACAGCTGCTATCCATTCACTATCAGATCTTTTTCTAAGTTTTGATTTTGGTGTGTAGTCTCCCGGGAATTGTTCTGGATATATTGGAGCACCGAACCAATTTTCATTCATCGAAAGCTCCACTATTGGCTTAGCAATAGTTGGGGTTCCCGTTTTTAATATTTTAGGAAAGATAGATGCAAAGCCTTTTTCTTTTGTGTCTGCAATGCCTATTGGTGAGAATGATCCTGTCATTACATCAGCAAGCTCCACAGCTGCGTTCTCTAGCGACGTTATGTTTCTGCCTTTTACTGAATTTGTATACATAAGCTCAGCCATTGTTCGACCAAGATTATGAAAAATATTAAATCCATAAGGCAGGGGTATGGTAACCGCAACCGGTTTACCATTAAAGTTGACTACCTCTGTAGAATCTTTTCTTTCAAAAGATAATTCACCATCTTTAAAATCAATTTCAGGCGTTGCCAACATAATTAAATAATTTGTTTTCTTTTTATAATCTG